GGTGCGAAACGGCGCGGCGTGGCGCTAGAGTTCAGGGGTAGGGCATAGGCAACATGGAGACGGGAATCAGGTTCGAGCTCACCGGCGTCAAGTCACTGCAGCAGCAGCTGGACCGGCTGAAGGGCAATGAGGTCAAGAAGACCCTGTACATGGCGCTGAACAAGGTCGGCGCGAAGGCTCAGACCGCCGCCGACCGCGCCATCCGTGAGCGGTTCAACATCTCGCGCGAGCAGGTTCGCGGCTCGTTCGTTTTCATCCGAGCGCACAGCACCACCAATGCCGTCGAGGCCGTGCTGCGAATTTTCGGCAGCACCAAGCGACTCGGGCGATCACTCAATCTGATCCATTTCGTCGAGCGCAGCGTGACGCTTGCCGAGCAGCGAAAGCGCGTCAAGAAGGGGACGCAGAAGGCGTTGCGCTTCAAGATCCTGCGCCGCGGCGGCGGGCTGAAGACCACCGACGGCGCCTTCATCGGAAACAAGGGGCGCACCGTTTTCAAGCGCACCGGTGCGGCGCGTCTGCCGATCGAACCCGTCCAGGTGATTGGCGTCAGCCAGATGTTCAACACCCGCGTAGTCGCCGACCGCGTGCGCCAGAAGATCCTGCAGGAGCTCGACGTCGAAGTGCGCCGCGCCGTCGACCTGGTGATCAGCCGCCGATGAAGAACTACGACAACGCCCTCGGCCAGCTCCGAGACGCCGGTCTGCTCGTGCCGCACCTTGAAGCGGACGGGCGCATGCACCGCTGCCGGGTCGACGGCATGGGCCGCGAGAATCGCGGCTGGTACTGCCTTCACGAGTGGCGCGGCAACGACGGCGAGCTGTACGTGGTCGGCAGTTTCGGGATCTGGCAGGGCAACGACAACGGCGCCACGAAGCTGAAGCTCACCGGCGTCTCGATGAGCGATGCCGAGAAGGCCGCGATGCGCGCCCGCATGGCCGAGGATCGCAAGCGTGCCAGTGCCGATCGCGCCCGCGAGGCGCAGGCCGCCGCGCGCCGGGCCGAGGCGGCATGGCGCAAGGCGCTGACCTCGCCGCCGGCCGACGGCGCCGTCGATTACCTGGCGCGCAAGGACGTCCAGTCATACGGCCTGCGCTACACCGAATCGGGCGCCCTGGTGGTGCCGATGCACGATGCGCGCGGCACGATCCACGGCCTGCAGTTCATTTTGCCGAGCCATCACCCGCGCCGACGCAAGACCGGGCGCGATAAGGAATATTGGCCGGCGGGCCTGCAGAAGCAAGGGCACTGGTTCCAGATCGGCACCGTCGAGCATGGCGGGATCTGCCTGGTGGCCGAGGGCTACGCCACGGCTGCCACGCTGCATGCCGCCACGGGCCTGCCGGTGGCCGTGGCCTTCGATGCCGGGAACCTGCGCCACGTCGCCGCCGCCATCAAGAAGGCGCGCAGCACCAGCCGGCTGCTGATCTGCGCCGATGATGACTACCTGCAGACCTGCCGGGCCTGCAAGCAGAAGACGGTGATCGCGGCACCCGAGTGCCAGCACTGCGGCGAGCCGCACGGGGCCGAGAACGCCGGCACGCGCGATGCGGCCACGGCGGCGTTGCAGGTCGGTGGTGCATGGGTTGCGCCCGTGTTCCCGGTCGACCGGGCCGGGCAGAAGCTGACCGACTTCAACGATCTGCAGCACGTCCCCGAGGGAGGCTTGCACCTGGTGCGTGAGCAGATCGGGGCAGTGCTCGATGGGTTGGGGTGGCGCGGTGGCGCGGTGTTGCGCCGCGCAGGGCCGTACAGTGAGGGGGGTGGGGAGTCGATCAAGCCGGAAGACGACTTCGGCTACATCACGGAAGACGTGATGCTGGAACACTTCCGCCTGATCCTGACGACCGAGGACTACTTCGATCACCGGATGCGTCGGGTGTGGTCGCACGGGGCGCTGCTGAAGGCCACGCCGCGCGGTGCGATCCATCACTGGGCTGCGCGTCGCGATCGGATGTATTGCCTGCCCGAACAGGTCGGATTCGACCCGGATAACAGCCAACCGGAGATCATTTGCAACCTTTTCGACGGCTGGCCGACGGAGCCGAAGCGGGGGAAGTGCGAGGCAATCCTGCGCCTGCTCGACCGGCTCTGTGCGCACGAGGCAAACAACGCGATCGAGCTGGGGGAGTGGGTGCTCAACTGGCTGGCCTACATGGTCCAGCACCCCGGCGCGAAGATGGCCACCAGCATCATCGTGCATGGTGACCAGGGCGGCGGGAAAAACCTGTTCTTCGGCCGGGTGGTGAAGCCGATCTTCGGCAAGTACGGCGTCGAGTTCGGCCAGAACGCGATCGAGGAGAAGTACAACGACTGGATGAGCGCGAAGCTGTTCGGCATCGGCAACGAGGTCATCGCCTCGCACGAGTCGCTGTACCACATGAAGGGCTACATCAAGAACATCATCACGGAGAACGTGCTGCAGATCCGGCCGATGCACCACTCGGCGCGCCAGGAGCGCAACTGCCTGAACATGGTGTTCCTGTCCAACGAGCTGCAGCCGATGAACCTGGAGCGCGGCGATCGCCGGTTCTGCGTGATCTGGACGCCGCCGACACCCGCGCTGACCGATGCCGGCTACGACGAGTTCCGGGAGCTGATCCGCGAAGTCCTCGACGAAATCGCCAACGGCGGATCGGCTGCGCTTCACCAGTACTTGCTGGACCGGAACACGCGCGGCTTCCACGAAGGGACGCCGCCGCCGGCCACGCGGGCGAAGGAGGAGCTGGTCGAGATCAGCCTGGACAGCAAGCAACGGTTCTGGGAGGAGTGGAGCGCCGGGAACATCCCGCACCTGCCCTGCATCCCGGTGCCGACCAGCCTGTTGTTCGAGGCGTACCGCGTCTGGTGCCATCGGGTCGGCGTGCGCTCGGCCTCGCCGCTGGCGAAGCTCATCCCCCTGCTGGCGAAGCAGCGCGGCGTGCGCAAGACGCAGGAACGCTACCTCAAGGGCGTCAACGAGGTGAACGAGCGGTTCATCTTGCCCCGGTTGACCGATGCGCCACCGCCTGCCCAGACCCGCAGCCGGTGGATCAGCGAGTGCGTGGAGCAGTTCAGCGATGGCCTGGCGAGCTATCGAGGGGAGTCTTACGAGTGAATGCAGCAGATGCAGCAAGTACCGCAGCAGGTACGAAAATGCCTAACCCTTTGAAAATAAAGGGATGCAGCAGATGCAGCAGGTGCAGCAGGCTCGCGCGCATATGCGCACACACACATCACGCACACGCGCCCCTCCTGCATTTTGCAATTACGCCCCATGCGCGTGTACCTGCTGCGTCTGCTGCATCTGCTGCATCGTTGTTTTTAAAAGAAAAATATTGCAGCAGGTACGTTTTTCGTCCTGCTGCATCTGCTGCAACTGGTTTTTGAGGATTTGGCCAAATGAAACAAGTCGATGTAGGTCGTGTCACTCAAAGCCTGGAGCGCATGCTTGGCTGTTCGCTGGATGAATTTCAAAAGACGTTACAGCTTTGGGCTTGCAGCAATAGGTCGTTTCGGGCCGCAGTTTGGCGCCCACTTTTTGGGTGGAGAAAAATTCCTTACGTGAACCCGCGCACGGGGAAAAGCATGGCCGAGCATTTTGGTCTTCCGGAGTTTCCCCGCGACATCCTGACGGACGACATGCGCCGGATTATTTCCCACTCGCTGACGGGTGGATCAGGAAAGCCACCGCACCGGAATTGGTTCGCGGCGTCGAAAGGGCACCACAGCGAGCGCGATCTTAGAATTCTTGTGGTGTTTGGAATGATGCGTATCGGCGCCCCGTATCGCGATGGTAATTACTATCACGTCACGCCTCGCGGCGCGCGCTGCGCCGGACTGACCTTGCCGAAGGAGTGCTGATATGGGCAATCATCTGCGAGAGTTGGTGGAGGCCGTCGATGCTATGGAGCATGCGTATTACGACGGCATGGAAACGCAGAGCAACGCCAATCTGGCGGTTATGGGTGTGCATTCCCTGGCGCCACAAGCAATATGCTTTGATCTCGGCACAGATTATGGCGTAGCAAACCCAGTTGCCATGCCGCCGGTTGAAATGGCTCGGCTCCCATACCCGGTTTGCTGGTTTGAGTCGACATATTCGGATCATGGAATAGTCGCCGGGTTTCTATGCAGGCGAAGCCAAAGCGTCGATGGGGCCATAGATGTATGGAGTTGGCGCCGCGAAAAAGGCCTGTGGTTTTGTATCAATGCCTGGGAGTGTGATCCGTCCGACGGGCAATCAATTTATTTTAAAAGCCTTGCGCCTACGTCATCGTGGAGCGATGAGGATGCGACGGAATTTTTCGGCGCGCTACGCATAGTTTTTGCCGCGATCGGTGTCCTGAACTGCTCCAACATCGTCACCCGCCGCCACGATCCCGACGCGAAGCTGCAGAAGGCCCGCGCGAAACGCGGCAAACAGCCGCTGTTCTCGTACCACACGCTGGAGATCGACCCGACCGCATCGCGCGAGGCCGGTGTCGACATGGGCGGCACGCACGCATCGCCGCGCGTTCACCTGCGTCGGGGCCACATCCGCCAGTTCGCGCCGGGGCGCTACTGTTGGGTGCGCGAGTCGGTGGTGCGTGGCACCACGCCCGGCATTGTCCACAAGGACTATGCCGTCCGCCCGGCGCTGCACTGATCCATCGCCATGCGCCACGTCAACCAGGCCGATTTCGCCCGCCTCTGCGGCGTCAACCGCTCCACGGTGAACCGCTGGCTGAAGGCCGGGCGCATCGAGGCGGACGCGCAGGGGCGCATCGACCCCGAGGCCGCGCAGCGCCTGCGCATCGCCACGGAGAGCCCGATGCCGCATCACCAGGCGCGCAAGGCGCAGTTTGATGAGGCGCGCGCTGCCTCCGGTATGGCCGAGGCGGCGATCGACGCGCCTGCGGGCTCTCAGGCGGTCGATGATGACCCGGAATCGCTGGAAGGCGTGGGCATGGCACTGAAGCGCGCCATGCTCGCCACGCAGCAGCGCAAGGCCGAGATCCTAGCGATGGACGCCGACAAGATGGCCGGCACACTGGTTGACCGCGCGGATGTCGAGTACGTCATCGGGGACTTCGGGGCCATGCTGCGCGGCCTGCTCGAAGGGCTACCCGATCGGCTGGCCGGCGAGATCGCTTCGCACCAAGGGAACGTCAACGCCATCCACAAATCACTGGAAGACGCCGCCCGCGAGATCCTGCTGGCGATCAGCGCGCAGATGGAGCGGCGGATCGAGGGGCTGGCGGCATGAGCGTGCCGCGCCGCTCCACCACCGCGCTGCCCAACGGGCGGCGCGAGCTGTACCAGGGCCTCGTGCGGGCCTGCCGCCCGCGCCCCCTGACCACGGTGTCCAGCTGGGCCGACGCGCACCGCGTGCTGTCCAGCAAGGCCAGCGGCGAGCCCGGCCCGTGGCGCACTTCGCGCACCCCGTACCTGCGCGAAGTGATGGACACGCTGTCGGCCAGCTCGCCGGTGCAGCGGGTCGTGATGATGTTCGGGGCACAGATAGGCAAAACGGAGGCAGGATTGTGCTGGCTCGGCTACGTGATGCACCACTCGCCCGCGCCGATGCTGGTCGTCGTCCCGACGCTGGAAGTGCGCAAGCGCTGGGTCAAGCAGCGTCTCGACCCGCTGATCGCCGAGACGCCGGTGCTGCTGGATCTGATCGGCGCCCGCCGCCGCGACGCCACGAACGCCGAGGACATGAAGGACTTCCCCGGCGGCATGCTCGTGATCGGGGGTGCCAATTCGGCGGCCTCGCTGGCCTCCATGCCCATCCGCTACGTCCTGTGCGACGAAGTGGACCGCTTCCCCTGGGAAGTCGGCACGGAAGGCGACCCGCTCGGCCTGATCGACGAGCGCACGAAGACCTTCCCGCGCCGCAAGGTGCTGCTGGTCAGCACGCCCACCGTCAAGGGCATGTCGCGCATCGAAGGCGAGTACGAGCGGTCAGACCAGCGCCAGTATCACGTCCCGTGCCCGCACTGCAACGAGCTGCAGGTGCTGCGCTGGCGTCACGACGACGGCACCTACGGGCTGGTGCACAGCAAGTCGACCGGCGCCGTGCGCTACGTGTGCCGCGCCTGCGGGACGCTGATCGACGAGCACCACAAGCCCGACATGCTGGCGCGTGGCGTCTGGATACCGCGCCACCCGGAGCGCGCGGTGCGCGGTTACCAGCTCTCGGGGCTGTACTCGCCCATCGGGCTCGGCTTCACCTGGGCTGAGCTGTGGGCCAAGTGGGAGGACGCGCACGGCGACACGGCGAACCTGAAGCGGTTCGTGAACACCACGCTCGCCGAGACGTGGGAGGAGAAGGGCGACAGCATCGCCGACGTGGCGCTGATCGCTCGCCTGGAGCATTACCCCGAGCGCCTGCCGCTGCGCGTGCTCACCAGCTTCACGGACGTGCAGAAAGACCGCCTCGAAACCACGCTGGTCGGCTGGGGCGCCGGCGAGGAAGCCTGGGTTCTGGAGCACGTCATCCACCCCGGCGACACCGCTGCGCAGGACGTGTGGGACGACCTGGGCGATTACCTGCGCGACAAGCGCCCGGCCGCGGCCGGCATCGACGCCGGCTACAACACCAGCATGGTCTACGCCTTCTGCGAGAAGAAGCGCTGGGCGTTCCCCACGAAAGGTGTTTCCGGCATGGGTCGCCCGCTGATCGAGGACGAACGCCGCCGCCGCCAGCGTCTGCGCACGCGCCGCAAGAAGGGCGCGGCCGTCGAGCCGCTGGGCGTAGACCAGGGCAAGGCGCTGGTGTATTCGCGCCTCAAGCTCACCGTGCCCGGGCCGGGCTTCGTGCACTTCCCGCAGCAGGCGGACTTCGACGACGAATACTTTGCGCAGCTCGCCGCCGAGAAACTGATCACCAAGGTGCGCGGCACACGCCCCGTGCAGGAGTGGGTGCAGACCCGCCCGCGCAACGAGGCGCTCGACTGTCTGGTCGGCAACTTCGCGCTGCTGCGCCTGCACCTGAACGGGCGCGACCTCGACGCGCTGCCGCTGCTCGATCGCGCCGCCGGCGTCGCCACGGCGCCCGCGCCCGCCCCCGAAGCCACGCCCGCGCCGCCCAAGCGCCATCACCCGGGGGAGTGGAGCTTTGAGCGAAGAGCATGATGCCGTGGTGGCGTTCCGCTACCACCTGGTGCGGCGCCTGCGCGAGCGCCTGAATGTGTCCGAGGCCGAGGCCGCGCAGGTGGCCGACGACGTCTCGCTCATGTTCGCCACCATGCGCGGGGGCTTTGTCATCACCCGGCGCGAGGCGTCCCGCTACCGCGACGCCGCCGTGCTTCGCGACTTCAACGGCCGCAACCACGCCGAGGTGATGCGCCGCTACGAGATCAGCCAGACCACCCTGTATCGCATCATCGGAAATTCCCGCAACACCCCGAAAACGGAAGCGCCGCCCGGATAACATCCGGGCCCATGGCCTTCACCACCGCAGACATTGACGCCATCGACCGCGCCATCGCCTCCGGCGAGCTGATCGTGCGCATGGGCGATCGCCAGGTGCAATACCGCACGCTCGATGAACTGCTGGCCGCGCGCGACCGCATCAGCGCTGTCATCGCCTCGGAATCCAGCACCTCGCGGGCCTACCCGCGCTACCAGCAGGCGAGCTTCGCCGATGAGTGACCGCAACGTGCTGGATCGTCTCGTTGCCTGGTACTCGCCCGTGCGTGCCCTGCGCCGCCAGCAGGCGCGCCGCCTGCTGGCCTACTACGAGGCCGGCCGCCCCGACACCCTGCGCAAGCAGCGCCGCGAAACCGGCACCGGCAACGATGCCGTGCTGCGCGCAGGCGCCAGCATCCGCCAGCAGGCGCGGCACATGGAGCAGAACTACGATCTCGCCCTCGGGGTGCTCAACACCCTGGTGGCCAACGTCGTGGGGCCCGGCGGCATCGGCATCGAGCCCCAGCCGCGCAAGGCCGATGGCACCATCCATGACGATCTGTCGCGCGAGATTCTCGACCTGTTCAAGGACTGGGCGCGCAGCCCCGAGGTGACGCGCCAGCACGACTGGCCCAGCGCGCAGCGCATGCTCTGCCGCGCGTGGATGCGCGACGGCGAGGTGTTCAGCCAGTTGCTGCTGGGTGCCGTGCCGTTGCTGAGCCACAACACCCGCGTGCCGCTGTCGCTGGAAATGCTCGAAGCGGATTTCGTGCCCCTGGACATGCAGTCATCGCGCCCGCTGATCGAGCAGGGCGTGGAGCTCAACGGCTGGGGCGCCCCGGTGGCCTACCACGTCTACAAGCAGAACCCGCTGTCGGCGTCGTCCCTGGTCGCGCTCGGCCAGACCAAGCGCATCGATGCGCGCAACATGCTGCATCTCGCGCACCGCAACCGCATCCGCCAGCTGCGCGGCGTGAGCATCTTCGCCAGCGTCATGCACCGCTTCGACGACCTCAAGGACTACGAGGAATCCGAGCGCATCGCCGCCAAGATCGCCGCCAGCATGGCCGCGTTCATCCGCAAGGGCAGCCCGGACCAGTACGAAGAGGCCGCCGACGGCTCGCCGCGCCAGCTCGCCATGCGCCCGGGCATGATCTTCGACGACCTCAAGCCTGGCGAGGAAATCGGCACCATCGACACCAGCCGCCCGAACCCCAACCTCGAGGCGTACCGTTCGAGTCAGCTCAAGGCCATCGCCGCCGGGTGCGGCCCCACGTACAGCGCCATCGCCCGCACCTATGACGGCACCTACAGCGCGCAGCGCCAGGAGCTGGTCGAGGGCTGGAACGTCTACGGCGTGCTCGCCAGCGAATTCATCGGGCGCATCGTGCGCCCGGTGTACGAGGCGTTCATCGCCATGGCCGTGGCGGGTGGCGAGCTGAAGCTTCCCGCCGGCGTGCGCCCCGACACCCTCACGGACGCCGAATACCTCGCCCCGCAGATGCCCTGGATCGACCCGGTCAAGGAAGTCACCGGCTGGGGCATGCTGGAAGACCGCGCCTACGCCAGCGGTCCCGAGATCGTGCGCCGCCGCGGCGGCAACCCGCTGGACGTCATCGAGCAGCAGGCCCGCTGGCTGCGCGCGAAGGAAGCGGCCGGCGTGCCGCCGGCCAATGCCGCCGCGCCCGCGTCCGCGCTGCCCGCGCCGGATCCGGACGAAGAGCCCGCCAAGCCCGCGCGCCGGGGTGCCGCGTGATTGCCCTTTGCCGTTTCGCCGTGCCCGCGCGCCGCCGCGGCGCGCGTTTCCGTGTTCTCCTCGGGTGTGCTACCCGCCTTGCCCGCCGCGTGCGGGCCTTTTATTCGAGGCTGCCATGACGCTCGGCGAAAAGCAGCGAATGCTGCTCCCGATGCTCGCGCAGCTCATCCAGTTTGCCTACGCGCGCGGCTACGAGCTCACGCTGGGCGATGCCTACCGCGACCCGCGCGTGCACGGCATCCACGGCGAGACGCGCGGCTACTCCGCGCCCTACAGCAACCACAAGATCCGCCTGGCCATCGACCTCAACCTGTTCCGCGACGGCGTGTACCTCACCCGCACCGAGGACTACCGGGAGCTCGGTGAATTCTGGGAAGGGCTCGGCGGCTCCTGGGGCGGACGTTTCAAGGACGGCAACCACTTTTCGCTGGAACACGAGGGCCGGCGCTGACCGAGCCGCAACGCAATGCCGGCGGTGGCGGGTCCGGTTGGCCCCGAAACTCACCCCGCCAGTGCCCGGAACGCGAGGCCGGGCCCGCCGGCACCCTGACCCCTCGCACCTGGAGCACGACACGATGGGCACCGCGCAGTGGCGCAAAGCGCGCCGCACGTTCTGGAAGTGGCACATCTTCGCGCGGCACAGCGGCGCCACCCGCGCCGGCGCCGTGGAGACGGCCAAGCTGCAGGACGCCACCTACGAGGGCGACGTCCTGCAGTGCAGCACCGACGGCGGCTTGACCTGGCACGACGCCCCCGACGTGCGCGTGCTGCCCGTGATCGACGAGACCCGCGCCGCCACCGGCGAGGTGTGGGGCGACGAGTGACCGAGCCGCTCGAGCTGGTGCGCCGCGACGTGGAGCAATACGCGCCGCGCCCCTCGCGCGTGCGCCTGGACCCGATCCCGGACGGCTCGCTCGCGCTGCGCGGCTACCAGGACCCCGGCGACCCGAGCACCCCGCTCGACGACGAGCGCCGCGACTACGACGTGGTGGGCGTCGTGACCATTTCCGGCGAGGTCGCCGAGATCCAGCTCACGAAGGGCGAGATCCCCGCCGCCGCCTGGCCCGACTTCGACGCCGCGCTGCACGCGCGCGGCGTGCGCGTGGCCCGCTGGACCCGACACCGCAAGGCCGGCCAGAACAAGCCGGTCGAGCGCCGAATTTTCCCGAGCTAGGAGCGCAAGTAATGGACCCCGCAACCGCAACCGCCGCGATCAAGCTGGGTGGCGAGATCGTCGAAGGGCTCGGCGACTTCATCCGCCGGCGCTTCCCCGACAAGAACGAGCAGGAAAAGGTGCGCGCCGAGATCGCCGCCATCGCCGAGAAATCGGCGCAAGCCTCGCTCGACAGCTTCCGGCAATTCGTCGTCGCCTACGAGGGATCGGGCGACAACGTCCACCCTGTCCTGCAATTCCTGCGCGGCAGCGTGCGCCCGGTGCTGACCTACTTCCTGGCCGGCGCCTACCTGTGGGTTTTCTTCCACCCCGGTACCTACGACAAAGGCATGGTCGAGGGCCTGTTCCAGCTGAACCTCATCAGCCTGGGCTTCTGGTTTGGCGAGCGCGCCGTGAGCCAGGTCGCGCAAGCGATCGGCGGCATGGTCGCGGCGCGCCGCGTAGGCACCGCACCGCGCGCCGCTAAGGATTCCGGCGAATGACCGAGCAACTGATCCTGATCGTGATCACCGCCATCGTGACCAGCGCCGGCTCGGCGATGGCAACCGTTGTCGGCCTGCGCGTGCACATCGACTACATCCGCACCGAACTCAAGGAGCACGCCGACGTGCACAGGGAGCATCGCGACGAGTTCAAGCGCGTGCATCGCCGCATCGACGAAGTGCACGACAAGCTGATCGACAAGGAATGCCGGCTCCCCGCCGGCGGGGTCCACCACCTATGAACGCGGTGCTCGCCAACGTCCTCGCGGTCATCTTCTGCGCCGCCGGCATGGGGCTGTGCCTGTTCGCGCTCATCGTCGCCCGCACCGAGCTCGAACAGCGCCGGGCGGGCGCCGCTCGAGGTAAGCGCCGCAACCGGCGCGGGCGACCGCGCGCCGCGCCTCAGGCTGTGAGCGCGCAGCGCACGGCCGGCGCTTCGCAGGGGCGTGACTTGAACACCGCAACGGAGCATGACAGATGACCATCGCAACCGACTTCGAGATCCAGAACGACAAGGACATCCGCTACATCGGTGCCGCACACGCGGCATCGGGTGCCGGGTACTACACCGTGCTGGAGCTGCACCGCTGGCTGCAAGACCTCGCCGACGACGCGAGCAGCGCCGGCGACGACTACATGGACATCACGCGGGACACCCCCTCTGACAAGTCGTTCGACACGATCATCAACCTGATCAACGGCTTCAACCTCGACGACACCAGTGCCGAGCACATCTACGGCGGCTCGATCATCCAGGCCGGCGGCGATGTGATCTACGATGGCGTGCAGGTCGTTGCCAACGCGGGGTGCCACGTCGAGATTGTGCAGAACGGCGCGCTTATCACCAACGATTTCTGGAACAGCGTCCCGTTCGGCGGCAGTGCCGAGGGCACCAGCCCTGACGCAGCGAACGGTATCTCGGCGCGCTTCATGGTGAAGGTGCGCACGGGCGGGGCCGACATCGACGGGCGCAAGCTCCTGTTCCAGACCCGCGAGTGGGGCAAGACCTACTCCGAGTTCAAGGTCAACGGAACCGGCCGCGGCGTGAACGTCGTGCCGCTCACCTACGCCGATGACCTGAACAACGCCACCTTGATCGCGACCATTGCGGCCATCGCCGACATCAGCAACACCGAAGGCTACCGCGCGATTGACGTCGACAACAGCGGCACGCCGGAGAACTACTACTCCGAGTGGGACAAAGGCGCCAACAGCATCAACTCGTTCTACGAGCGGATGAAGTGGCTGACTCGGCGCGGCTCTGCCAGCACGGTCTACGGCATCAACGGCGAACTGTTCCGGGGCATCACGCACGAGATCACCACCGACACGGCGTCGGGTACGTTCTCTGCCGTCGAGGCCGTGTCGTGGAGCGGCGGCACTGGGCGCATGCTGGCGATCAACAGCACCACCGCACCCACGAAGATGTGGATTCAGCTGCTCACCGGTGTCGCCCCGACCGACAACCAGGTCATCACCGGCGGCACGTCGGCTGCGACCTGCCAGGTGAACGTCACCGTCACCGAGCGTGCGCTGAGCTTTCCGTTCTGCGGCGTCTCGACCGGTTCGGCACTCATCGGCGGGTATGGCTTCGGCGTCCAGGCGCTGGACCTGAGCGCGAACGACAAGCTGTTCGACCTGACCAACACGCTGCGCCAGGCCCCCAACTACGTCACCTTCACCGTCGGCGGTGTGGTGTCCACCGAAGACTACGTGCTGGTCGCCCCCGAGGACAGCGGGGCCATCGACACCAACTTCTTCACGCTGGATGGGGCGCTGTCTGGTGCCGCAGTGACCTCGGTCGTCGTCAACGAGGCGATCCCGACGTGGCTGCCGGCCACCGGCACGATCCGCATCGCGCGCTCCACCGGTGCGTACACACGACATCCGTACAGCGCCTACAACACCGGCACCAAGACCTTCACGATCACGTCGCATGACTTCAGCAGCAACGGTGCGGCGAACGGGGCCAACTGCTTCCCGACGCCCATCGACAAGCTCGCGGGCGCGACCAGCGAGGCGTTCACCGGCATCTACCCCGGCTCGGATGTAGGGCTCTACATCCGCGTGCGCGACGGCGGGAGCACGCCGATCAAGACGTTCGAGTCGACGGGTACGCTCGGCAGCGGTGGCGGGTCGGCGACAGCTGTTCGCACCTCTGACGCGTAAGGAGACGACATGCCCAACTACCGTATCCAGCGCATTGCCGCCCCGGTCATGACAGTGGCGGAATACACCGCCGCTGCGCCGGTTCCGCCCTACCAGTTCGACCCGGCCTACGCCGGGGCTGACTTTGTGACGCTAGACGAGCTTGGGGTGGTGCTCGACACCGGGGTGAACGGCGTCACGACGTGGACGCAGCTGGCTTTTTTGCGGCGCTTCACTACGCCCGAGCGGCTGGCGATCCGCACCGCTGCGAAGGAGAGCGTGGTGCTGGAAGACTTTATGGCGCTGCTGCAGGCGGCAACGGAAGTGCGCAGCGACGACGTGGACGTGGTCGCTGGCTTGCAGGCACTGGAACAATTCGGGTTGATCGCCGCAGGGCGTGCAGCGCAAATCATGGCACCGGAGTAACAGAATATGGCCCAGACATACACAGCAGGCTTCCTCGCCGTCGCATTCGGCAACAACAAGTCGATGGGGGCGATCCTCAACGGGTCGGGCTCGGGTCGCATCGTGCGCGTCAAGCGCATCTGGATTCTGAATAACCAGACCAGCGCGGTAACAGGTGTCCTCACCGCGTTCGCCCTGAAACGCTCCAGCGCGCAGAGCGGTGGCACGTCGGTGACGCCGACCAAGCACGACACCAACAGCGAGGCGTTGCCGGGCCAAGTGCTTGTCGCCACGGGCGCGACGGTGACGCAGACCTCTGACGTGGCGATGCGCCAGTGGGTGTGGAGCAACGATGAGCCGGCCGCTGGTACGGGCACGTCGGACGAGTTCGAATGTCTGGTGCCACTCAACTGTGTGTGGGACAGCGCCACCGGGGACGCCGATTTGGAGCCGATCACGCTCCGCGAAGGGCAAGGCATCGACGTGCGCCACACAGGCACCACCACGGTTGGCGTGTGTGACATCTTCGTTGAGTTCACGCTGGCCTCTAGCTAATGGCGCGCAACCAGTACCGCCTGTCGGGGCAGCTCCTCTGGCAGTCCTCCAGCGGTAACGCCATCGTTGCCATCATGAACCCGTCGGGGAGTGGGCGTAAACTCACCTTCCACGGGTTCGCGGTGGAGCCGCTTGCTGCGGGCGGCGCGGTAGCGGTGACGTGGGGTAACACCAACGACCGGGGCAAGTACCGGCTGGGGCGCGGCACCGTCACCGGAGGAGAGCTGGTCACGCCGCTCAAGCTCGACACCGACGCCAGTGCGTGGCCCTCCACGGTGCGCGTGGTGACGCGGGCGTGCGTGACCTCGCCCGAAGTCCCGCTGCGCACCGTGTCCGCGAGGCTGACTCTGCTGCCTTCCGCTACCGTATTCCCGATGGCGGCTCGCCAGAAGCCCGATCCGACCCTGCTGGGGAGCTTCTTCCGCAAGCGCAAAGATGCTGACGTGGAAGGGCTGGTGGTGCGTGCCGGGGAGGCCATCGCGCTCTACCCCGGTGCTGATCCTGAGTTTCGCCGCACGACGCCGTTGCGCGTGTGCGCCACGCTGGTGCGGTCTGGCACGCCGAAACGTACCTACACGGTCGAGTACCTGACCTACGTCACCACCAACAACGGGGCGGTGTTCGCCATCGACAACGCTTCCGGCAGCGGGGAGACGATCACCCTGCGCGACATCGGCATCTCAGAAGTGGGCGACACGTCGACCCCGTACTTCCAGATTGTCCCGGTGGGCTCTGTGGTGGAGCAGCAGTCCACCGACGCCTTCGATGTCGTGGCGATGGACTCGACCTCTCCCGACCCAAGCGCGTGGATCACGGTGTACGCAGACGCGGCGATCCTGCCCTTCGGCCTGCCCGAGAATGCGCTGGCTGGCTCGTCTGGCGGTACGCCGAAGGGATTCAACTACCTCAAGACCAAGGACTTCCTCGGCCCGGTCTATCGGACGATCTTCCCCGAGGGCGTGGTCGCGATGGTGGGCGGGGGCACAATCGCCCCCGACACGTTCGCCGGCCCGCGCCATTGGTTGCACGACCCGTTCATGCGCAAGTCGGGCATCACGGTGCGCCCCGGCGAGGGCATCGCGCTGGTCTCCGCTGCGGAGACCGCGACCGGAAGCGCGCAGGTAGGCCGTTCCGGCTGGTCGCCCTACATGCTGGATGTGGTAGTCGACATCGAGCCCGAGAGCGTCCCGTCCATCGGGATCAGCGGCATGGTAGAGGACTCGCGTTGGCGCGTGGAGCGCGTCTCGGACAACTCGCTGGTCGCCACGGGTGTAGCTGATGCAACAGGGGCCACGTCTTTCGACTACACCGACGAGGACTTCCCGCTCGATCTGCGGCTGAGGGTGCGCAAAGCCTCTGCGGTTCCCCTGTACAAGCCGGTCGAGCTGGAGTTCAACCTGACCTCTGCCGGGGCGTCCATCCCGGTGTCGCAAGTGTCGGACGCCTGACGCATGGCCATTTCGATCAACTGGGAGACACAGGTCATCACGATCCCGCAGGCGGACCTGACCTACCTGTCCCCGGGTCTGTACGAGCTGGACGTGGACGTTCTCCGTCTCGCCCTGAAGGACATCGAGGATGGTGAGGAAGGCATCGCCTTCCCCGACACGCACCGGCACAACACCGAGGTGACGCTGGCCGGCGTGACCTACGCCCGCACGTTCGAGATCGTCAACGGGTACACGGTGACCTTCCAGGACACGGGCAGCCCCTATACGGTGAAGTGCATCGGGGCCAACCACAACATCGGGGACGTGAAGAACGTCAACCAGGTGAGCCTGATCGTGGGCAACTCGGCGGGCCTGATCACCGTCGCTTCCGGCTCCGGCCTGAGCGTAGAGCAATCCGGCATGCTCGAAGCGCTCGCGAAGATCCACGGGCTTGTGATTGGCGCGCCGCTGACCGTCTCTACCACCTCGCGAGAGGCGGGCGGCATCGAGCAGACGATCGAAGAAGCTGCTGGTGTGGTGACCGTGGAGCGCGTGGCGTGAGCCTCGATGCCCGCGCGGTCGCGCTGCAGGGCCTCGTGCCCGTGGGTGCCGGCGGTGCCGTGGTGCTGGTCACTGGCGAGCCATCGGCCGATGTGCTGCTCGCGTTGTCCGCACACCTGGACGCAGCGCTTACGTCCGACCTCGCCGCGCCCCGGCTTTCCGCCGACAACGGCATCGTGCTCGGCGCACACCTGCAATCCACCCAGATCACCGCGGAGACCTGCTGACCATGCGCG